ATATGAAAGAACGTCTAATAGACAGGTATAGAAATGGAAGATAATAACCAAGAAATTACAAGTGAAGATACCGAAGTAAAACCAGATCGCGAACCGGCAGAAATGTCTATTCGGCAATCTTTAAAACAGAATTTGAAAAATATAGAGCCAAATAACAAAGTTGAAGCCAAGCCCGAACCAGAAAAAAGCGCGGCTGATGAGCCAGAAGTTGCGGAGGTAGAAACAGCGCAACAAACGACCCCACCGATGGCACCTCCGGCTGATATGAATGCCGCTGAAAAAGAGGCTTTTTTTAATCCTACGCCAACTAATGCTCATGTATTACAAGCCTATTTAAATCGACGAGCATACGAAACTCGTTCCGATTATAGTCGCAAAATGCAAGAGGTTGAGCAACTTAGAAAGCAAACTGCTGGTTTGTACGAAACAATAAAACAGTATGAAGATGATTATGCTAAAGATGGCATAAGTATTGCAGATGTAACCAAGCGAGCGGTGGCTTGGGACAAAGCTATGTCAGCTAATCCAGTAGCAACTGCTTTAGATTGGCTTGAATCATACGGCATTAAACCAGAGGATTTAGTTGAACAACAGCAACAAGCACCACAGCCCGAATACCTAACTAGAGAGCAAGCAGAAAAGATTGCCGAAGAGCGTTATCAATCAATACAGTCTGAACAACAAAAGAAGGCAGTTGAATATTACAATCAACAGGTTGTAAACTCATTTATGAGTAGTAAGCCTTTGTTTCGTGATCCAGAGACGGCAGCACAACTAGAAGCTGAGATGGCTCCGGTGGTACAGGCACTAAACGCTACAGGGCGGTATACCTCCCCTGAGCAAGTGTTGGAAACGGCTTATAACTACGTTGTAAACGGCAATCCGACTTTTTCCGGCCTTGTTCAAAAAATGGCCGCTAAGCCGGTAATAGAGCAGCAACAGCAAGCCGTGGCTAAGGCCAAACAAGCTGCTAAATCAATATCTGGCTCCGCAGGTAGCGGGTCTCCCAGAATAGTCGCAAAAAGTTTACGGGATAACCTGCAACGTCGCATGAGCGGCGAATAGGCTAAATAAGCCATAGCGGTTATCCCAAATAATTAAGGATAACTAAAATGGCAAATTTAGAAGAGGCAATAGTAACGACCCTCTTTGACCAGTCAGACCAGATTGCGGATGAGGTATTGCACCACAACCCACTTTTGGCTTCGCTGGATGACCAGGGTCTCATTCGTAAGTTCAGCGGTGGATATGAGCTTCGTAAGCCTATCATGTACAATGATGCGGCTGTAGGCGGATTCTACGCTGGGTTTGATGCATTTGACCTTTCGGCAATCGATGATGCAACAGCATTCCGTTTCGCTATTAAGCAGGTTTATGAGCCTGTAGCAATCAGCGGACGTGATCGTCGTGCTAACCGCGACGAGGCTATGCTTCTCGACCTCGCTGAGATGAAGATGAAGGCAGCTATCGCTCGCCTCAAGAATACCGTATCAACCTCGCTTCGTGGCGATGGAACTGGTTCAGGTGGACTTGAGTTTGACGGTGTTAAGAAGGCTGTATCCACGTCGCCTGGTTCTGGAACATACGGAACTATCGACCGTGGTACTAACCTTTGGGCGCGTAACCTTGCAGTAAACGTAACCCTTTCAGCTTCTAATGTTCAGGAGACTATCTCCGATACGATCAGCCAGATCGTGAGAGGTGATGAGCAACCTGACCTTGGTCTGATGGATCGTACAGCATGGAAGTACCTTCATAGCTCACTAACGGCAATTCAGCGTATTCAGCTTCCTACAAAGAAGGCTGTAGCTGGTTTCCGTGTTCTTAGCTACGACGGATGCGATTTCGTGTTCGACGGTGGTTTCGGTTCAGCAGTGCTTGAGACAAACTCATGCCGACTACTCAATACTAAGTATTGGTCGTTTGACATGGTTCGTGGTGCAGACTTTAAGCCGCTTGCTCCAGAGATGGCGCGACCGGTTGACCAGGATGCTTTCTTCACGGTTATTATCGTGGAAGGTAACTTGTGTTGTGCTGCTCCTGCACTTCAGGCTGTAATTTACGCTTAATAGTGGAGGAAACAGAATATGTCACATACTGGATCATTTGGAGTTAATTATACAAAAACTTGGGATGGAACGACTATTCCGCTACCAGCTACGCTTGGTGCTGTTGGATCGCTTCCCCAGGGTGAGTTTGTATTCGTTCAGGCTGATGGAGCTATTGACCAATACGCTTTCGTGAAAATCGAGGCTGATAGTCAGGCTGCTATGCTAACAACTACAAACGCTGGATCGCAGAATCTTCAGATTGGCGTAGCTCAAGTAGCTGCTGCTGATAACGAGTACCTGTGGGTCTGGATTGGTGGTGTTCACGCTGGTGGAGCCGGATCGGGAATTAAGGGTAAGGCTGCTGCATCGTATGCTGCAAAAGCTAACCTTAATACTACGGCAACCGCTGGTGTAGCTGACGATGCTTCGACAACTAAGATTGCTTATGTTGTTGGACTTGAGACGCTTACCGGAGCTGGCACTGTCACGTTGTTTTCGACAGGTCACCTCAAGGTGAACTAATTAAATGGGGGGTAGCAATACCCCCCGTTTTATGGAGATTTTATGGCAAGTGCAACGACTTTGATCGGACTTGGTATGCCAGCGGAGCTTGCCTCGGCAGTCTCTGATGGTGTCAATACCAACGTGGTAAATGCTACTGCGGCTGGTGTTCGTACTAAGCAAGCTATCAACAATGTAAATGACACAACGCCAACAGCAGCAGAGCTAACCACTTCGTTTGGTGCTCCTGCTACTGTAGGTTCAGGTTTTGTAGGTATTGTTAAGGATAACGATGCTGATACTAACTGCTTTGTAGTGGTATCCAACGGAACTTCTTTCTTTTACCTAAAGTTTACTAAGGCTACTTAGTTTACAGGGGGGCTTAGTCCCCCCGCTTTTATAGAGGCTTTATGACCGCATACGCAGGTAATACAACAACTTCCACACCTACAATCGCTACAGCTACCAGCGTTACCGTAGCTACCGCCAAGCCTTTTCGTAAATGCCTTATCATTCAGAACAACTCTGCTGCTAACATAGCTATCGGTTTGGAAGGGCAGACTCTAACAGGGATTGCAGCTACAAGCACAAACAAGTGCTATGTACTCCCCAGCACAGCAGGGTCTAACGTGCTTAGGTTTACCGAAGGATTTATACCAGCAGGAGCGATAACGGCTTATCAGACTTCTGGTAGCCCTATCAATACCTTGGTGGTTATAGAAGGCTAGTGCTATAAGTAGATAGGCAATAATGCCTATTTACGGAGAATAACAATATGGCACAAATCGATTGGCAGTCCATAATATCGGGCAATTCCCAACCGAAAAAGCGCTATTCAGGTGCAAACGTTAAGTTTTTCTATTCCTACAATGAGAATAGAGAAAAGTCGCTAAAAGAAGGACGACCTATATTTGATGAGATTCCTTCTATCAGCATTCAATGGCCTGGCCAGGATGAAACGGTAAGACGTATTGAGCCGCAGGATATGCAAGAGTATCCAGAAAAGTATGCGCGTTTTATGGCTGGTTCTGAGCCTATTACAGAAGGTACCCCGCTTGCTGAGTGGGCTATGATGTCTGGTTCTGCAATGCGTGAGCTGCAATACCTTGGCTTCAAGACTGTAGAGCAATTAGCCGCTGCAACTGATGATGTTAAACGCAAACTTGGGCCTTTGTCTAAGTTTTGCAAACTAGCTAAAGATTGGCTGGATGCAGCAAATTCAGACCAAAACTCGGTAGTGAAGCTAAAGCAGCAGCTTGAGGCAGAAACTAAACATCGTCAACAGTTAGAGCAAAAAGTTGAGTTATTGCTACAACGCATTGAAGCTAACGAGGGCACAGATTTGCGCTCTTATCGAAAGGAGGTGATCCCGTCAACCGAGGCCGAAGAGGATATGGTAGATGATTTGGATGAGCCAAAACGTAGGGGGCGTCCTAGAAAAGTATGACAATAGCCACGGTTATACAGAATGTTGCTAACGAGGCAGGTTACACAGTTGAGTCAAACATACTAACCTCAACAGAAACTACTACTAAGCAGTTGCTTGCCATAGCAAATCGTATTAACCGTGACATTTTTGAGGCTTACCCGTGGCCAAAGACTTTTGCTTCTGGCGCAATTACTTTGGTTAACGGGCAAGCCACCTATCAATTACCTGCTGCATTTTCCTATTATCACTATGAGACGTTCTGGAATAGCTCGACCCGCTGGAGGGTGCTTGGGCCGATGACGGAGCAGGAATATGCAGAGATACGAGGGTTTGGCCTTAATACTACGGTATATCAGAGGTTTCAAATCAGGGGTCTTAGCAACTCTGAATTGCTTATCAGCCCCACTCCTGGTGCTTCTTACGCTGGCAATATTATTATTTTTGAATATATTGCTGACCGCTCTATCAGACCTAAAACATGGGTTACAGCCACAGCATTTGCAGCCGGCTCCTACTGTTTCTACAACGGAAATTACTACACAACTACGGCAGGTGGCACGACGGGTGCGACGCCTCCAACGCATACTACTGGCTCGGCGTCGGATGGAGGAGTAACTTGGACGTACTATGATGGCGCTTACAGTAAATTTCTTGCTGATAGTGATACTAGCATTTTTTCAGAGTCGCTACTTGAGCAGGGTGTTTTAGAGCGATTTGCTGAAATACATGGCTTAGACAGCATCAAGCCGCGATTTGATGTAGCACTTAACGAAGAGTTTAGTCGTGACCAGAACGGCAAAATTATATTTGCAGGTGGTCAAGTAAGAGGCAACTTGTTTGCTAGAAACGGTGTAGCTGTATTTGGGACGTGGATCTAATGGCAATTAACGAAC